CTCTTTCCCTACACTACGCCCTTCCGAACTGACAAAAATTCCAGACACCGGGGGAGAAGCAATGGGAAGCTAACTTCAAAGGTATACCAATCTTAAAGGATTATGAAGATGTATTAAAACTCACATCCCAGATTGATTGTATAATAGGCGCACCGGATTGTGGACACTCGAGTATGCTTGCACTCAGTAGAGGAAAGAAGATGACAGATCCAAAGCAGAATACCAGCTTGATGATGTTTGTAGATATGTGCTTATGGTATGAACCAAATGTATGGATCATGGAAAACCTTCCGGCCATGTTGGAGAATGTTACTAGAGAATGGTTTATGGAATTATTCCCTCAATATGAGTTTGCTTTAATAATAGGGCCGGTTACCTACTATGGTAATTCACAGAAAACACGTAAGAGATTATTATTGATGGCAGTGAAAAAGAAATGGAGCGGACACGATGAGGTTATGAGGAGATCTGCTATACGACCTACAATCAATATGCAAACAGTAGAGGAGTTATTAACTGACCTACCTGATAATGGTAACCAGAGGGAAGATATGGATAAGTATATCTCAATGTACTCGGGTAGTAAGAATAGGATCAAAGTCTCAAGAGCTCAACGGTTATGGAATACACGACACGAGGGAAAAAGACGGAATGAAGTGAATAGGAAGAGAATGAAGAACCAGCCGGGAGTATATAGAAACCTTAATCACTTACCTCCCCTCACTGTCACCAAGGGAGATAGACAATACAATCCTGAAGGACTTCCTATGAGTCCTAGAGAACTAGCACGTATTCAAGGGGTACCAGATAGTTTCATTATCCAGATAGGTGAAGAGAACAAACAGTATTGGATTAACAAAGGCCGTGCCACGTTTGGTAAATCGGCACCATACGAAATCGCTAAGTTCGTCAAATTCGTCCTATCTATTTGATAGTAGGATGCAGTAGTTTGGAAGAGTTTTTCTTTCTTATTAAATTCTTTCTTTTAAGTTGGTATAGTTCATTAGTAATATTTTAGATACTAGGAAAAACAAAAGAAGTAAACTTTAAAATAAAAATGGATTAGCGTTCGTTGAATTAGGAGCAACGACTATTAATCCTTAAACAGCGAAACATATGGATCCAAAGACAAATCCTAAGTTTCAGAAGCTAACTGATAACGAATTCAAGGAGCTGCTAGAAGTAACACGAAACATTTTTGCATTTGCTAGATTCATATTCGTAGTCCATCCAATCAGAGGAAAGGTTAGATTCGAACTCTACAAATACCAGAAAGCAGTACTCTGGCATTTCATCAAGGATAGATTCAACATCATTCTGAAATTTAGACAAGCAGGAATTACAGAGTTAATCTCAATGTACTCTTTATGGTTAGCAATGTACCATCCATCAAAGAACGTACAAATTATTTCGATCAAGGACAGAGTAGCAAAGAAGGTACTCCGGAAGATCAAGTATATGTATAAGAATCTCCCAGACCATTTAAAGGTGTCTGTAGTTAACGGAAGACCAGGAGAAAATGGAACTGCAACAGAGATGGAATTTGCAAACGGATCTATGATCTCATCAGTACCTACTACTGAAGATGCAGGACGTTCAGAAGCTGTAACCCTATTAGTAATTGATGAAGCTGCCATCGTGAGATGGGCGTCTACTATATGGAAGGCCGCCTTTCCGACTCTATCGACTGGTGGTTCTGCAATTGTCAACTCTACTCCATACGGAGTTGGTAATTGGTTCCATAATACATGGGTAGACGCCATCTCCGGTGGTAACAGTTTCACCCCAATCAGACTATTCTGGAAGATGCATCCAGAACGTGATCAAAAATGGTATGATGAAATGAGAGATGCACTAGGACCGAGAGGTTGTGCACAAGAGATAGACGGGGATTTCCTGTCATCAGGATTCTCAGTATTTGACTTGACGGATATCAAAGCAATTGAAGATACATTATTTGATTTCATACCAATTGAAACAAGGTTCGATCACAATCTACGTATATTCGATAAACCCAAGCAGGGGATCAGGTATTACTTAGGAGCTGATATATCAACAGGACGTTCACGAGATTACTCCGCCTTTACATTAATGGAACGCGGAGGCGAAGAAGCTGCAGTCTATAAAGGTAAAATGCCAGTAGGTAAGTTTGCCAATCTACTAATGGAAGTCGGAAGGAAGTACAACAACGCTGTACTAGCACCTGAGACTAATGATATTGGTTTAGCAATTACTTCTAAGATCCAAGATTCTGGTTATCCTAATCTTCACTACTCAGAGATCATACTGAGGAAAAAGAAAGATAGGAACAGAAAGAAAACAGAAGAAGTACCCGGTTGGTTAACTACCACAAAGAACAGACCTATTATAATTGATGAATTAGAAGAGGACATTCGAAATGACAATGTGTTAGTTAAAGATCCATTCTTTGTACAAGAGGCTTATACCTTTATATATAATGAACGGAACAAACCGATAGCAATGGGTAAAGAGAAAAGAAGTTCTGAGTCCGAACAAGAGGACGCTATCACATATACAGATGATGCCATACTCGGTAAGGCCATCACAAACTTCGTCAGAAAAGGTAAAACTAAATCAGCAGTTATCGCACCTCGTTAATATTAAAAATCATATGAGCTATTTCACAAGATTGTACAACTCAGTTCTAAACCGAGATGTAACACCAGCTACTACAAAAGCAGCAGTTGCTAAACCAAAGCCAGATGTAGTATCTACATTACCTAATACTAGGAAGTCCTCACCGGACACAACGTACAACCTTCAATCGTTTAAAGAAGGAGTAAACTTGGTAACACCAAGTTTTGTTCGTGAATGCATACCTATTATACGAAGACTATATAAGGTCAACCCAGATTTAGGTATTGCTCTATTCGATATTATTCAATTAACCAATACAGGTTATGATATTTCGTTTGATGCATCAGTTACTCCTGATCAGGCTGATATAATGAGAGAACATATTGAGGCTAGAACTAAGGAATGGAACTATGGTACCGCAGGGCTACCGGGTATCATTAACAAAATGATTGCTCAGTTATATGTATCAGGAGCAGTATCAACTGAATGGGTACCGAACAGAAAGCTAACAGGATTAGAATCTGTTATCTTCGTCAACCCAGAATCCATTGAGTTCTCATTGGATAAAAGAAAAACAACCTACAAACCTTATCAAAGAGTTAAACGTTCATTCGTAGCATCAAAGGATAAATCACCCGACCTTATTAAGTTAAACCCCAAGACATATAGATACTACGGGTTATTCTCAGATGAGGATGCACCTTATGGTATCCCTCCTTTCCTAGCAGCACTTGAAGATATAGACAGCCAGATGTTCATGAAAAAGAATATCAGACATATCGTACAACAGGTAGGGCTAATGGGATTCCTAGAAATCCTAGTTTCTAAACCAGGACAGAACGCAGATGAGTCTGAAGCTGCCTATGTAGCACGACTCAACTCATTACTAACTACTACTAAAACAAATATCGGTGACGGTATGATAGATGGTACAATGGTTGGCTTTGATGAGGATCACGAATTTAACTTTCATTCAACCACTAAGAACATGCAAGGCTTAGGAGATGTCTTCAACCTTGTAGAGAGTCAAGTTGCTAACGGACTTAAGACTTCAGGAAGTTTCATAGGAGTAAACTCAGGAGGTACTGAAACAATGATAACAATCGTATTTACTAAGATGTTATCTCAACTGACAAACATACAGAACATATTAAGCCAGAACCTAGAATACGGATTAGCTCTAGAGTTAAGGATGGCCGGTTTCAAGTTCAAAGATGTCAAGCTAGAATTTAAAGCTTCTACTATATCAGATGATCTCAAGATCCAACAAGCTATTGAAATTAAGGTGCGTAATTTACAAGCCTTATATAACCAAGGTATTATATCTCAAGAGACGTATGCTACTAAGATGGGTTATCTCAAGCCAGATGAGAAAGAACCAAGACAATCTAATGATGACCTCATCAATGATGCTAAAGATAAAGAGAACCGTGAGAAGGACAAGGACAAGTCAGATAGAAAGGTTAGAGATAAGAAGAAACCACAAGGTACTACAAAACCAAAATAATATGATAATTAATTTTTAAAGATTATGGAAGAAGAACAAAAAGCACAGTTCCCTGAAATAGACTTCATAACAATGGGATGTGGCCATTCCAATATTATAGGCCATGTACCAGAGGGTAAGTTTAGTTTAGGAGACGTAGGTGCCAAGCAAGTGTTAGAGCAAAAAGATGTAGCCTCCTTAGGCTTATTCGATTCCTCTACTCCAAATTACACTACGTACTATCCTGATGTTACCGCAGAAGACTTAGCTCCTAAGGACGCTGAGTTCATTTATCCGGTTTTCAGAATGTTATCAAATGTAGTTGTACACAAAAGACACAACCCTATTGAATTCCCAGAAAGTGTTCTGAAAGAATCAATGAAACAATTGGTTGGTCAAACAATTAACGTAGACCATGAGACCGCTTTAGGAAACGCAATCGGTGCAGTAGTTGAAGTTGAATGGCAAGAATCATATAAAGATAAGTCAGGCGTTACTGTACCGGGTGGTATTAATGCTAAGCTTAAGATTGATGGTAAATCTAATCCACGTATTGCACGGGGAATCTTAATGGATCCACCAGCTATACACTCTAACTCAGTTACGGTTAGATTCAAATGGGAACCATCTCATACATTCGAAGATCAAGATGAGTTCTGGAGAAAGCTAGGAACGTTTGATGCTGATGGAGAATTAGTAAGGAGAGTTGCCACTGAGGTAGTTGCTTATGCTGAGACTTCTTTAGTTAATCATGGAGCTGATCCATATGCTAAGCTTATTAAAGACGGTAAGATTGTTAACCCTAAGATGGCCCAGTCATTCTATTCTTTCAAAGCAGAGAACGGTGACTTAGTCAATGAGAGCAAGTATTATTCAATAGACTACAAAGACATTGTAGCTAACAAAGCGATAGATGTAGTATCTAACTCCGCAACACAAAAGGACGATGGGTCCACAACACTTAATGATGTAAGTATAAATCAATCAAATAAATACAATATGAAAGAAAGTTTGTTAAAGCTTTGTTTGATAATGGGTATTACTGATGAAACAACTTTAACCGAAGACAACTGGTTAGAGACAGTATCAAATCACGTAACAGGATTAGATGCAAAAGTTTCTGACAGCGATTCTCTTCAAACCAAAGTAACAGAGTTAACTGAAGCTAACGCGACGTTGACATCAGAAGCTGCTACTCTTAAGGCTAACGCCTCAGTAGGAGAAACTGCCCTAAAAGGTGCCCAAGATGAGGCACTTAGAATGTATAACTTAGCAAAAGGCGACGACGCTGATGCAGATATGCAAAAAGTTATAGGCGAAGCAACTTATGCTAACGCTATGACATTCCAAAAACAATTTGCTAACGACGCTGATGGGGAATTCGCTCACACGTGCAATGATTGCCAATCAACTAATGTATCTCGTGCTACGGCAGAAGCAGGTGCAGAAGGAGAAGCAGCTAATTCAGATGCTACCGTTGTAAAAAACAAATCTAACGAAGAAGTTAAGGCCCTTGCCCTTAAGAGAAAGCAGTCGAAAGCCTCTTTCACTGAGGATGAGCCAACAGCTTAATACGTTATTCATAAAAGTTAAATAAACAAATCTAATATAAATAAGATATGCCATTAACAGCAATAGGAGATTCAGCTCAAACGCGAATCCTTAAACATGAAAGCCATAAACTTCACCATGAGTTTACAGTAAAAACTGCTAACGCGGTAAGAATCGGAATGCCGGTTAAATTAGATGCAGCTGGTACAATCGTACCGTTAGTATTAACAGATGAGGAACACTTATGTATTGGTTACTGTATGCAAGATGCTGCAGCTGATGAGTATGTAACTGTTGCAATGAGAGGTTACACTATTCTCTTTGCAGAAACTCAAGGCGCTTTAGCTGCCGGTCCAGTTCAGATTGATGACTTCGGTTCTCAGCCATTGGATCTTCCAGAATTTGTAGTTGCTGCTACCAATGTTCTTACCGTAGGTTGGAATCTTGATAACGCTGCAGGTGCGAACGAACAAGTTAGAATCTTAATGAGAGACTAATCCAAAAAACAAAATAAAATATAAACAAAAAAAGATGAACAAAGAATCATTCGCAAAATCTACCTTCAAAGGAAAGATTAAAGAAACGGTTAAGTTGGCTGAAGCTATGAGAATCGACGGTGCACAAGGTGCTCCCTTAGATGTATCATTCGCTGAAATTGTAAAAGACAAATTTAACATCTCATTCAATGAGTTCCTATTTGATTTAGGAATCGACCCATCATATGATACGGTATACAACTTGTCTACGTTAGATGACGTAGAAGATACAAGATGGATCGTACCTGAGATCTACAGAGAAGCAATTCGCTTAGGTCTTAATAAGACTCCTATCTATTCAAGCTTAACTGCTGGAGAAGTAGGTGTAAAAGGTCTTAAGACTATCATGCCATATATCAACGAAGCTGATGCTGCTCCTAGAAGAGTAGGTGAAGGAGAGACTATTGGTTTAGGTGCTCTTTCTTACGGTCAGAAAGAAGTTGAGATCTTCAAAGTAGGTAGAGGAATCAAAATCACAGATGAGTTACGTCAGTATGCTTCTCTTGATGTTGTATCTATCTTCTTACAAGATTTCGGTACCAAAATGGGTATGGCTTTAGATGTTATCGCTATCGATACATTAATCAACGGTGATCAATCAAATGGTTCTGAGTCTGCTGCAGTAGTAGGAGTTGCTTCTGCTGGTACACTTACATATAAAGATCTATTAAGATTATGGGTACGTATGGCTCGAATCGGAAGAACTCCTAACGTAATCATTGGAGGCGAAGAAGCTGCCCTTGATACATTGGATCTTGCTGAATTCAAAACAAACAACTTCGGAGGAAATTCACCAGCTGGAATTCCAACTGCAGGAAATCTTACTCTTAAGACTCCAGTACCGAAAGCGTCTTCATACTTCATCCATGGTAATGTACCTGCTTCACAGCAAATCATTATGGATCCAGGAAAATCATTACTTAAACTGAATGCTCAACCATTGAAAGTTGAATCAGAAAGAATCGTTTCTAACCAAACTGAAGCTTTCTATGCGACACTTACAACTGGATTTGCTAAGATGTTTAGAGATGCTTCAATCATACTTGATGATTCTATTGCATTCGCTGGTAACGGATTCCCTACTTACATGGACGTAGATACATACGAAAACGTAACTATCGATTCTCAATAATCAGTAGCTCAATAAATTCTATAAAGCAAGATACTAACACTATCTGGCTTTTTAGTACTATTAAATATTAAATCATAAACTAAAATAAATTATTATGGCAGCAACATATGTCAAGTTAGGAAAGAAAGCTAAAGGGGGATCATTCTTCGAAGCGAACAGTCAAGTATCTTTATATGGTGATAAGATCCAGAAGATAGGTGAAAAAGCAAAGAACCATAAAAGAGTAGCAAGAGCTATCTCAGCTGGTCACATTGTTATAGTAACTGAAGACAATTACAAAGAATGGGCTGAGAAGAACGCAGCAGCAGCAAAGTTAGTTGAAGAAACTTACAAGACTCAGACTGGAAAGAAAAACGCAACAAACAAAAAAAAGGAAAAAAAAAAAAAGTGAATTTAAAAGGAAATTATTTTAACATAAAAGGATAAAAGTAAAAAAAAAAAAAAGGAACAAAAAAAACAAAACAAAAGAAATATTAAATTTTAAAAAAAAAAAATATAAAAAAAAAGAATAAAAAAAACAAAAAAAATATAAAAAAAAAAAAAAAAAAAAAAAGAAAAAAAAAAAAAAAAAAAAAGTAGAAACAAAAAATCAAAGAA